ACGTAGTACCTCACCCCAAGCCAACGATGGGTAAGTACGAACCGTATGCAATGGAGCGACTGTCTAAGGTAGGTCGCAGGGTAATGAGGTTAGCTGGACTGCCAGAGGAGTTACGATTGATGGACCTACGTAGGACAGGAGTAACACAGATGATTGACAGTGGTGTACCAATGGGTCAACTTATGTCAGTGACAGGCCACAATAATGTGTCTTCTGTGAAACCATACATGAAGCATACATATGATTCTGCAAATAATGCCTTGACACAGAGAAACATAAGAGTACAATCGAGTACTTAACGAGTAACAAAGAAAGTGATATAACCTATGAATATAAATAATATTATAAGTGATCTATCATTAGTAAGTGGTGAGACAAGACGCATGACTTGCCCATCATGTAATACTAAGAACACTTTTACTGTTACAAATAACATGGGTTCTATTGTATGGAATTGTTACAAGGCAAGTTGTTCATTGTCAGGTGGTACTCGTACCTCAATGACAGCGGATGACATTCGTAAGTCTCTTGGCTTTGTTGCGGAAGAGACACACGTTGCATCTTTTATTAAACCTGATTGGTTTGTACGAGACTACAGTAAAATACAAAACTTCTGTACTGAATGGAAGTTACAGCCACAAGACTTAGGGCTATTGTATGACGTTAGAGAACATCGTGTGGTGTTCCCTGTTGTACATGGTGGAGCTATGGTAGACGCTACAGGCAGATCACTGGGTAAAAGATTACCTAAGTGGAAACGGTATGGAAAAAGTCACTTGCCATACGTATCTGGTCATGGTAGAACTGCTGTAGTTGTTGAGGACTGCATAAGTGCGGCAGTTGTAGGAGATAGTGATGGGTATGTCGGGGTTGCAGTGTTGGGTACATCACTATCAACGGGGCATAAGAAATACTTATCGCAGTTCTCAACGACAATAATTGCATTAGACCCCGATGCATTACCCAAGACGCTACAGTTTGCCAAGGAGCTACGTACCCACGTAGATACCGTCAAAGTATTACGACTAACCGATGACCTTAAATACCAAGAGCCAGCCGACATGGCTAACCTTTCAACACTAGGAGAATAACTTATGGAACTATCCCTTATCCGTAGCCTTATGGACAAACAATTCTATGACGATCACAAGGGTTTACGTTGCCCTGATCGTTTGTTCAGCAAGGATGTACGTAAGATCAAGCAGGCTATTGACTCAGCTATGGACCGTTACGAACGTACTGTAACTCCAGCGGAGATTGAGGCTCTTTTTATGTCAGAGAACCCTACCCTTACTACAGCACAGAAGGGTGCATTCAGTGTACTGTTTACACAAGTATCTAAGCAACAGATTATGGGCAGCGACATTGCTCAAGACGTACTGTCTAAACTATTCCAACAGGTAATAGGAGAAGACATAGCTAACCTTGGATTTGATTACGTCAACGGTAGTAAGAACAGTCTTGACCCACTACGTCAGATGCTTGAGCAATACCAAGATGACTTCACTCCTAACCTGAAGGTTACATGGGAAGACATTGACTTCGATACTATCCTTGCAGCTAATGAGCTTGAGTCACAGTGGACGTTCAACATCCCGTCACTCACACGTAAGGTTGAAGGTATCAATGCTGGTCACTTGATTGAGGTAGGCGCACGGCCTAACACTGGCAAGACATCCTTCCATGCCTCACTGGTAGCTGGACCTAATGGTTTCTGTGACCAAGGTGCAAGAGTAGTTGTGCTGTGTAACGAGGAAGGCTATGCCCGTGTGGTAATGCGGTACATCAATGCTGTTAGTGGTTACGACAAGCACCAGATCGAAGAGCCTGCGACAAAGAAGAAAGCGTATGAGTCATTCATGCGTATCAAGGGTAACCTGTTCTTCAAGGACGCAACAGGCCGTGACATGAATTGGGTTGAGTCAGTATGCAAGTCGTACAAACCTGACATTGTTATCCTTGACATGGGGGATAAGTTTGCACGTACCGCTGGGTTCTCACGGCCTGACGAAGCACTCAAGGCTAACGCCATACAAGCACGTCAGATTGCCAAGCAGCAAGGGTGTGCAATGTTCTACATGTCTCAGCTATCCGCTGATGCAGAAGGTAAGGTTGTACTCAACCAAGCCATGATGGAAGGCAGTCGTACAGGTAAGGCAGCTGAAGCTGACCTGATGATTATGATCTCTAAGAACCCTACAGTTGAGGGACAAGAAGAAGAAGACAACCAACGCCACATCAACGTGGTCAAGAACAAACTGTCAGGGTGGCACGGTATTGTACACACTAATCTTGAGTACAAGATTGCGAGGTACGTATCTTGATATCAGTAGTTGACTTAGTACTGTTAGGTTTACTTACCTCAGTAGCCATTCTACTGTGGGAGCAACACAAGCAGAGAGACAACTTAATAAAGTTTCAAGAGGCTTTGTTAGAAACAATGGAAAGACACAATGATCTAGCTGATGCAGTCGTTGATCTGGAAGAAGATGTAGAAGAAATTAAAGGAGCAATAGAATGATTACACAAGATGACATAGACGCATTTAGCGATTACAATAAGCATTGCATAGAATGCTCTGCAGTTTTGACGCAAGATAACTGGTATGATTCCATGCGTAATAATAAACATTATCAATGTATAAAGTGCCATGACATATGGAATAAAAAAAGTAACGCAATACATAATCCACTATCCATGTACGTTAATGGCAAGTACGTATCAAGGAAGCACCCACTGTACAAACCGGGAAAGTACAAATCATTTGGTGATGCAGCCTTTAGTTCTTTAAGTAACTACGTCAATGTAAAGTTCGGTTACGTCTATGCAATACGTAATCCAGCGTGGCCTGATTGGATTAAGATAGGCAAGGCAGTTGACGCAGAGGACAGGCTAAGAAGCTACCACACAGGATCACCAATGCGTGATTACGAACTGCTACATTCAGTATACTTTGAGGATCGTAACGAAGCAGAACGTAAGGCACACCTGCTTGCAGCAGCTAAGACAACACACCCTTGGAATAAGAATGACAACGGTGAGTGGTTCAGGCTTACAGAAGAACAGGCAATGGAAGTATTGAGGGAGTTGACACTTGATTGATGTAACATACGTAGATCACATGGGTACTGACCTGACTGTAGTTAATGCAGCGAGGGTTAGTTTTGGTAAGAAGTCTGAGTACGTCACATTGACAAAAGGTTTCCACTCAGGTGAAGCAACAGAAGAAGCACTATCAAGCCGTGATGTAAAGCTAATCCAATACCTAGCCAATCATAGCCATTATAGTCCATTTGGACATTGCTTTGCATCCTTCCATGTCAAGGCTCCAGTGTTTGTGGCACGACAGCTAGTCAAGCATAAGTTCCTACGATGGAATGAGATCAGCCGTAGGTATGTAGATGATGAGCCTGTGTTTTACACACCTGATGTATGGCGTGGGCGTAGTGCTGACAAGAAACAAGGCAGTGATGGTGTCGTTGATGTAGGTGATTGGGGTGATACTAACTGGGCATGTCTCAAAGCATACAACGATCTACTGGAACACGGTGTAGCACCGGAGCAAGCACGTATGGTACTACCGCAGTCCACTATGACTGAGTGGTACTGGTCAGGTAGCCTTGATGCCTTTGCTGATATGTGTAAGCTAAGGTGTGCCACTGACACACAGGCAGAGACACAAGAAGTAGCTTGGGACATATACTTTCAAATGGAAAAGCTATTCCCTGTGTCGTGGATAGCATTGATGGAGGATGCTTATTGATATGAAGTTCACTAACACAGACCCAGATGGCTGCACAATTACTCTAGAGTTTAATGCTGACAACATGGACATGCAGGAGGTGTTGCAATACTTTACGTACTTCTTGAGGGGGTGTAGCTACACTATAGACTCAGACCAATACCTATCGGTTGAACAAGATGACTAATGAGATTTATATTAAAGGAGAAACAGCATGACTGATCTATGCCCTTCCTGCAGAGAACCTTTGGATTACCCGTCAGGTGATGGTTGTGCTGCGATGACTGAACACAAGGAACCAACGAATAACAAAGGGTATTACTTCGATGTAGAG